TCTTGTCATATAGCTCCTCATGATATACAAGCAAGAGAACTTGGTACTGGAAAGTCTAGATTAGAAGTAGCAGCAGAACTAGGATTAGATTTTCAAGTAGCACCAAAACTTGAAGTAGATCATGGAATTGAATCAGTACGTAATGCACTTAAAGAGTGTTGGTTTGATAGAGAAAAATGTAAACAAGGACTTGATGCATTACGACAATATAGAAAACAATGGGATGAAAAGAACCAGGTGTTTAAAAATAAACCACTACATGATTGGTGTTCACACGCAGCAGATAGTTTTAGATATGGATGTGTTAGTGAACCATTAGATACAACAGAATGGAATAAACCAATTAATGTAGATACAAAATATGTAGTATGAAGAAATCAGAACAAGAAATATTATCAATAGTAAGTAGAGAGATCCACAATGCATCAGGATACATTGGTGGTGAGCTAGTTGCTAGAAGAAAGAAATCTTTAGAATATTATTTAGGTATGCCTCTTGGTAATGAACAAGAAGGTAGATCACAAGTAATATCTAATGATGTAATGGACACAGTTGAAAGCTTAATGCCTTCATTAATGAAAATCTTTACAGCAGGAGACAATGTATTCTCATGTGAAGGTGTTGGACCAGAAGATGAAGAAATGGCTAGACAATGTTCAGATTATTTAAATCATATATTCTATAAACAGAATAATGGATTTACAGCATTATATACAGCATTCAAAGATGCACTAATTCAAAAGAATGGTATATTAAAAATTTTTTGGGATAACTCACAAAAAACTGAAAGAGAACAATATACAAGATTAACTGATGATGAGTTCAATGATCTTGTTGCAGATAGTGAAGTAGATGTAAAAGAACATACTGAGTATGATGAACCTATTACAGATGATAGAGGTGAAGAACTAGATAAAATTAAATTACATGATTGTGTAATACATAGAACTAGAAAGTATGGTCAAGTAAGAATAGAACCAATACCACCTGAAGAATTTTTAATTGAAAGAAGATGTAAGTCTATAGATCAAGCAAACTTTGTATGTCATAGAACTAATAAAACTAAAACTGAATTAGTTGAAATGGGATATGACAAAGAGTTAGTAGATTCTTTACCAACAGGTGATCCTGATTATTTTACAGAAGATAAGTTTGTTAGACATCAAAATATAGATTTTTCTCATGGAGAAGCAGATGGTGATAAATCAACACAAGATGTATTACTTCATGAATGTTATGTAAGAATGGATCTTAATGATGATGGTAAATCAGAACTTGTTAAGATCTGTGTAGCAGGTGATTCTAAAAAATTATTAAGTATAGAAGAAATGGATACAATGCCATTTGTTTCTATGACACCAGTTATCATGCCTCATAGATTTCATGGTAGATCTATTGCAGAATTAGTAGAAGATATACAATTAATTAAATCTACAGTTATGAGACAGATGTTAGATAATATGTATCTAACTAATAATAATCGTGTAGCAATACAAGATGGTCAAGTAGCTATGGATGACTTACTTACAAATCGTCCTGGAGGAATAGTAAGAACTAAACAACCACCAAGTAATGTAATGATGCCAATACAGGCACAACCTATTACAGAACAAGCTAGTGGTATGTTAGCATACTTAGATGCAGTAAAAGAAACTAGAACTGGTGTAAGTAAAACTTCACAAGGATTAAATCCTGATTCATTAAATAATAAAACTGCAACAGGTATGAATCAAGTATTAACTCAATCTCAAATGAGAATGGAGTTGATTGCTAGAATATTTGCAGAAACAGGTGTTAGAGATCTAGCACTTAAAATGTTTGAGTTGGTATGTAAATATCAACAAAAAGAAAAGATCGTAAGAATTAGAGGTAAGTATATACCAATGAGACCTTACGAATGGAAAGATAGAATTAATGTTACTGTCCAAGTAGGATTAGGTTCAGGATCAAAAGAACAACAATTGATCTTAGTTAATGCTATTTTACAAAGACAAATGGAAGCTATTAATCTTCAACAGAATGTATATGGACCAATGGTCAATTTAAGAAACATATACAATTCTTTGAAAAAATTAGTTGAAAATGCAGGTCTAAATAGTGTAGAACCTTTCTTTATGGATCCAGACGTTGGTGCATCTCAAATGCCACAATTACCACCTAAACCTCCAACAGAGTTTGAAAAAGTAACTCTAGCACAGGTACAAGGTGAGAATCAAAGAGCTTCATTGAAAGCTGAAACTGAGATTAAAAACATTGAGGCAAAAATGAGACAATCAATGTTAGAATTTGAGTTGAAAATTAAAGAACTTGAATTAAAATATGGATCTAAGATAGACGAAATGGAACTAAAACGAAGATCTATGTTAGAACAAGCTGATTTAAATAAATCAGGTGATCTAATGAAAGAAATAGTAAAAGGACAAAACCAATTCTTTAATGGACAAGGAAAAACAGATACGACAGGGCAAGAGAGCAGAGCAGCTCCTGAACGATCCCCTGCTAAAGACAGCATTTGAAGATCTCCTAGAAATATATAAACAGGAAATCTTTAATACAAAATTCACTGAGAATGACAAACGTACATATCTCTGGGTAGCCTACAATCTTGTAGACAAAATCAGAGGTCATTTACAAAGTATTATGACCAGTGGAAAACTAACTCAAGATGAGTTAGATCAATTAAATAAAAGAAGTTAAGCTAACGCAACTTCAAATTCGTCAACCATGAAAGGAACGATATGTCAGAAGCACAAAACATAGATGGTGCTGCTGAAAAAATTTCAGGATTATTGAATCCAAAAGATCAACAAGAAACTGAAACTAAAGCAGAACCAACAGAACCTGAAAGTACTGAGAAACAGGAAACTCCAGAGAGCCAAGCCAAGTCTGAAGCAGCTCCAGTTGAGCAGGAATCTGAAAATACTGAGGTAACAGAAGAAACACAAACAGAATTAGAGGAACCAAGTCTCCACCGATTAAAAGTAAATGGTCAAGAGATAGAGGTCAGCCTTGATGAACTGAAAGCTGGATATTCTAGAGACTCAGATTATAGACAAAAAACTCATTCTTTAGGAATGGAAAAGAGAGATCTTGAAGTTCAAAAGAATAGTTTGCGTCAATCTTATGATGCGAAACTACAAGAGTTGAATGATTTATTAGCAACTGCTGACGCAACTGTCAGACAACAACAAGGAAGTGCTGATCTTCAAAAACTTTATGAAGAAGATCCTACACAAGCTGCTAAGTTGGATTATCAATTAAGACAACAGAATAGAGCTATTGAGGATATGAAATCTAAAGCAAGAGAAGCTCAGATTAAACAATACAATGAGTTCCTTGAAACGCAGAAAGAGTTAGCAGCAACAAAAATACCAGAGTATAGCGATCCAAATAAAGCTGATCAATTTAAAATTAATATGCGTAACTCACTTAGAGGATATGGATTTAGTGATGATGAGATTGGTACAATGGCAGACCATAGATTTTTAATGGTTGCTAAGGATGCAATGAGCTATCAAACTTTGAAAGATAAAAGACCTATCGTTCAAAAGAAAGTAGCTAATGCTCCAAAGGTTGTTAAACCTGGTGTTGCAAAATCAGCAACAAGTTCTGGTAGAGAGCAAATAAGAAATAAAATTGGCAAGGTTCGTAAAACAGGAAACATCAATGATGCATCCTCTGCGATTCTTGACATTATTAATCTTAAATCTCAACAAAGGAAATAACAATGGCACAACCAACAAATACGTTTGATACGTATGATTCAGTAGGAGAAAGAGAAGATCTTTCTGATGTTATCTATTCGATAGCACCTACAGACACACCATTTATCAGTTCAGCAGCAAAAACAAAAGCAACTGCTGTTCTTCATGAATGGCAAACAGATTCTTTAGCAGCAGCATCAACATCAAATGCTGTTATTGAAGGAGATGACGCAACTTTAGATGCATCAACTGCAACTGTTAGACTTTCAAATAGTTCACAGATTATGGACAAAACTGTTGTAATCACAGGAACACAAGAGTCAGTAGACAAAGCAGGTAGAGCATCTGAGTTAGCATATCAAATTGCTAAGAGAGCAAAAGAGTTAAAAAGAGATATGGAAGCAACTGTAACTGGAAACATTGCAGAAAATGCTGGTAACTCATCAACTGCTAGAAAAATGGGTACACTAGGTGCATGGATTGCAACTAATGATGTATTCGGTTCTGGTGGTTCATCAGGTGGTCTTGGTAATACAGCAAGAACTGATGGAACTCAAAGAGCTTTTACAGAAGCTTCTCTAAAATCAGTAATTAAATCATGTTGGAATGAAGGTGGTGAACCATCAATGATTATGGTAGGACCATTCAACAAACAAAAATTATCAGGATTTACTGGTAATTCAACTAGATTTGATGCAGGTGCTGATGCTACACTTTACACAGCTGTAGATGTATACGCATCTGATTTTGGTCAATTACAAGTTGTTCCTAACAGATTCTCTAGAGATAGAGATGCATATGTGTTAGATATGAACTTCTTTGCAATGGCATTTTTAAGAGACTTCACTATGCATGAGCTTTCAAAAACTGGTGACTCTGAAAAAAGACAGCTTTTAGTAGAAGCTACTTTAGAGTCTAGAAATGAAAAAGCATCAGGCTTAGTTGCAGACTTAACTACATCATAATAAATATAACTGTTTGGGGGAGTAACCTATAAATCTGCTCCCCCAGCAGATTCTAAACAATTGAAGATCTGAGATAAGGTTAGGGTCGGAACAATTAAGGAACACAATGAGAACATTAAACGACTATTTTATATATGGCGAAATCGCTGACATATCATCAGCATCATCAACTTTTGTTGCAGTACCAGATTCTGGTAAAATAATTAAAATTATTACATCACTACAAGGAGCAATTTCTGGTGGTAATGCAGCAATATCTTTTGAGATCGGTGGAACAGCTGTAACTGGTGGAGCAATAACAGTTGCACATTCAGGTTCAGCAGCTGGAGACGTAGATTCAGCAGAGCCAACAGCAGCAAACGAAGTAGAAGAAGGTGGTACTATCGAAATGATTACAGATGGTGGATCTACTGGTGCTAAAAAATTAAATGTAACTTTTGTAATCAGAAGATAAGGAGTAACATGTCACATTTTGCATTGAGACCTGTTACTACACAAAAAGTTACTTCATCAGGTTCATCGGCTGCATCATCAGCTTTTGGAGCTAACATTGAATATGTTAGAGTCATAGCAGATGCTGATTGCCATATTGAATTTGGTGTAGCTCCTACAGCAACTAATTCTAAAATATTTTTAGGATCTAAATCTGAAGATTACTTTAAAGTATCTGAAGGTGAAAAAGTTGCTGTTATAGGATCTGTAAATCTTTATGTAACTGAATTGACAGAGTAATGGGAAAAGTTCGATCTGTAGAATACGATGGTGGAATAAAGACTAAGTATATTCAAGAATCAGATGGTAAGCTAACTATTAATAATCAACAAAATGTAAATCCTTTGTTGAAAAGAAATAAGCAGCTTTATAATCATGATAATGGATACTTATCTAAAGCTAAGGAAATGAAAAGAGTAGCTAGTGTACCACCATTAGTACTACAGATCTGGGCAAAAGAATACAATGGTAGCAATAATTGGTTTGCTTTACCAAAAGAAATACAGAAAAAAATTATGAGAACTAAACTAAATAGTAATGAGTTTAGATATTTTAGAACAGCAGAAGGCAGTTTATAATGGCATTATCAACATATACAGAATTAAAAGCATCAATAGCAAACTTTTTAAACAGATCAGATTTAACAACTGAAATACAAGATGACTTTATAAAATTAACAGAAGCTGACTTCAATGCTAAGTTAAGAATAAGACAAATGGAACAACAAGATGATGTTACCATTAATGCAGAACAAGTAGATGTTCCTACAGGATTTTTAGCTGTAAGATCATTTTTTATATTACAATCGTCTACTAAATTTCCATTAGAATATATTACACCACATAATATGTTTGAAACAAGAGGTGGTTCTAGAACTGGTAGACCAAGAGTTTATACAATCGAGGCTGACAATGAAGTTGAAAAATTCAGATTTGGTCCTGCTCCTGATGTTTCTTATACTGGGAAGTTATCATACTATAAAGCTATATCAGAGCTTAGTGATTCTAATACATCAAATTATATCTTAGCTAAACATCCTGCAATATATTTGTATGGATCATTATATCATGCAGCAAACTTTCTTGGTGGAATAGATCAAACACAACTATCACAATGGTTACAGATGTATTCTACTGCATTAGAAAGATGTGAAAATAACGATAGACAAGATACATATGGAGGAGCGCCTGTTACACAAAGAACAGATGTTCAAACAGATTTATCATTTTATAGGAATAGATAATGCAAGTACCTTTTGGAGAATGGCTACCTGATCAACCTGAACACTTGAAACAAGGTGCTAATGTAGCAACTAATGTTTATCATGCTTTGGGATCTTACAAAAGATTTCCATCATTAGTTAATTATAGTACAAATACTACAACTACAAATGCTAGAGGCGCAGGTTCGTTTAGAGATAACTCTAATAATATTTTTAATTTTGCAGCTACAAATACAGATTTATTTCAATTAGCATCAGGTACATTTACATCAAGAAAATCAGGATTAAATGGTACTGATACAGATTATGTTACATTTACTCAGTTTGGTAATCATGTAATTGCAAGTAATGGAGTAGATGCACCACAATATTATTTAATGGGTACATCAACTAATTTTGCTAATCTTAGTTCTATAGTAACAGCAGGTTCTGTTCCAACATTTAGAGTATCAGGAGTTGTTAGAGATTTTTTAGTAACAGGTAATCAACCTACTAATACTAATAGAATACAATGGTCAGGTATAAATGATATATCTACATGGTCAGGTAAACAAGCAGACTTTCAAGATTTACCTGGATCAGGTGGTAGAATAGTACATATTACATCAGGTGAAATAGGTTATGTATTTAGACAAAATCAAATCATTCGTATGGATTTTGTTGGTGGATCAGTAGTATTTAGATTATCAGTTATATCACCAAACAGAGGTGCAGTATATGGACAAACAGTTTGTCAAGATAATAGAAATGTATTCTTTTATTCTGATGATGGATTCTATCAATTATCAGGAGACTCAATAGAACCCATTGGTGCAGAAAAAGTAAATAGATTTTTTGATCTTGATCTTAACAAAGCATATACAGATAGAATTAAAGCAGCAACAGATCCATTTAATCAATTAGCTATGTGGGCATATCCAAGTAAAGCTAATACAGGTCAATCAGGATTATGTGATAGAATTATTATATACAACTATGCAACTAAAAAATGGTCATTAGCAGAAGCTCAAACAAGTGTAATATTTCCACAATTTGTTGGAGCTTTTACAGTAGAGTTAATGGATATTATATCTGAAAACTTAGAAGATATTAATGCTGCATTAGATACAGACTTTTGGAATGGTGGTCAAATGTTTTTAGGAGCTATTGATCAAAACTTTAAGGCAGCTATTTTTTCAGGAAACTCTAATGAATGTGAAATAGAAACATCAGAATTAGAACCTTTTCCTGGACTAAGAGCTAATGTAACAGGTGTTAGACCTATTGTAGATGCAGTATCTACATTAACAGTAAAAACAAGAGAAAGAATAGCTGATGATGAAACAGCTTCATCAACAGTAACACAAAATGCTAGTGGATTGAATCCTGTAAGAAAATCTGGTAGATATATAAGAGCTAATGTAAAAATACCAGCAGGAACAACTTTTACACATGCGCAAGGGGTAGACTTTATAGCTTCACAAGCAGGTATAAGATGAGTGATATTAACGATATAGATAATGTTAGATATTCTTTTGAATCACAAGAGTTCTTTCAAAGACAGTTAGAACAAAGTGTGAACGAACTAATTAACAAAAATAATGTAGAAAGCGATAAAGCTTTTGCATGGTTTATGGGAGACTAAATGGCAGGAATAAAAGATTATAGTACAACAGCTAGTAATAATACTTCAGTAGGAGGTGTTAGTATTGCTGAGGGTATGTTACCTTCAAATATTAACAATGCATTTAGAGCTATTACAGCTGATATAAGAGAGTTTTATAATGACTCTCAATGGGTAATATATGGTGATGGTGATGGAGCGCATACATTTGCTTATGTAAGTGGTAGTGCATTCACTATTGCAGGAGCTAATGTAACTTCTGTTTATCATACAAGTAGAAGAATTAAAGCTATTGGATCTTCAACTGGTACAATATTTGGAACTATATCAAGCTCATCATTCTCAACAAATACAACTGTAAATGTAACTTGGGATTCAGGCTCTTTGCAAAATGAAACTTTAGTTATATATCTTGCAGCTTTATCTCAAACTAACAATTCAATACCACAAAATGTTATTGATTCTGCAAATCTTAAAGATAATGCTGTAACAACAGCTAAAATAAATAATTCAGCTGTAACAGGAGATAAACTAGCATCAACAATAGATGTATCAGGTAAAACTATTACATTACCTGCAGGTAGTGTTGGAACTACACAACTTGCTACTGACTCAGTTATAACTTCTAAAATTACAGATGCCAATGTAACTACTGCTAAAATAGCAGATTCTAATGTTACAACTGCAAAAATTGCAGATGATGCAGTTACTGCTGATAAAATCGCAGATGCTGTATTAGTTACAAACTCAGAACATTCTGGTCATTCAGTAAGTGATACTACATTGTTTACTACATCAGCTTCTGATGCTAGATATTTTAGACAAGATTCAACAGAAACAATATCATCAGGTGATACTTGGTCATCAGGAGATACAAAGATTGCAACAACAGGAGCAATCAATGCTAGAATAGTAGATCTTATAGATGATGTTGGAGGATTTGTTCCTATAGCAAATGAAACATCTTTTCCATCAACTAATCCAGGAGCTGGAGTTTTAGTTAGTATACAAGAAGTTTCTAGTACAAGAACACCTTCAACAGGAACTATTACAATAGCTAATGGTCAAGGATCAAATACAGTTACAATTAATAATGCAGGAACTAATTCTTTAACAGCTGGTTTTGGAGCTATTGTAGAAGCAACTTCAACTCTTAACACATATAATTTTCATAGATTACAACCTAAAGCAACAGAAGTTTCTACAGTTGCTACAAATATAACTAACGTAAATACAGTTGCTACAAACATATCTAATGTTAATTCAGTAGCATCTAATGCAACAAACATTAATACAACTGCAACAAACATTGCAGATGTTAATACATTTGCTAACAGATATAGAATAGCATCATCGGCTCCGACCAGTTCGTTGGATGTGGGTGACCTTTATTTCGATACGACAGCTAATGAATTAAAAGTTTATAAGTCATCTGGTTGGGCAGCTGCTGGATCTTCAGTTAATGGTACATCTCAAAGATTTACATACACTGCATCTGCTGGACAAACAACATTTACAGGAAATGATAATAATTCACAAAGTTTAAGTTATGATTCTCCATTTATTGATTGTTATCTTAATGGTGTAAAACTTGTTAATGGTACTGACGTTACAGTAACTTCAGGTAATTCTGTTGTTCTTGCATCAGGAGCTACTGCTGGTGATGTATTAGATCTTGTAGCATTTGGAACATTTAATGTTGCTGCTATAAATGCAGGAAATATAACAGCTGGATCTTTAGCTAATGCTAGATTACCAAGCACAATATCTGATAAAACAATACAAGCATCTACACCTCTTACAATCAAAGGTGATGGATCAAGTGCTGATGGTAAATTAATTCTTAATTGTCATGTTAATACACATGGTGTAGGTATTCAAGCACCACCACATTCTGCTGGAGCTACATATACACTCACATTACCTAATAATACAGGTACAAATGGACAAGTTTTATCTACTGATGGCTCTGGTGTTTTAAGTTTTATAGATGCTGTTGAAACAAAACCAACAGTTGCAGATGTATCTCAAACAATAGCACCTGCTACAGCAACAACTATAAATATTACAGGAACAAATTTTGTAGCTATACCAAGAGTAGAATTTATTAAAACAGATGGTTCTGTTACACAAGCTAATACTATATCATTTACAAATGCTACAACACTTTCAGTTAATGTAACATTACCTAATGGAAACTATCATGTAAGAATAGAAAACCCAGATGGTAATGCTGGAAGATCAACAAACAATATTATTACAGCATCTACAGCTCCATCATTTAGTACATCTGCTGGATCTTTAGGTACTATTGCAGGAAATTTTTCTGGAACAGTTGCAACAATAGCAGCATCATCAGATAGTACAGTTTCTTTTTCTGAAGTTACATCTGTACTTACAAATGCATCACAAGCAAATTGTACATTAAATAGTTCAACAGGTGTAATTACAACTTCAGATTTTGGTGGATCAAGTGAAACACCAACAACATATAATTTTACAATAAGAGCAACAGACGCAGAAGGTCAAACAGCAGATAGAGCATTTAGTTTGACTTCTAGCTTTGGTTCAACAGGGGGAGTATTATTCCCATAGGAGAAATAATTATGTCAACATCGCTTAAGAGAAGTAAAGGATCACAATCAAGTTTAAGAATAGGAACTTTTAGTTTCTGGATGAAAGTATGTTCACAAGGAAATAACTTGGTTATGTATAGCAACACAGTAGAAAGTGATAACAATAGAGGATATATTCAATTAACTACCGATGGTAAATGGAGAATGGTCGATAATGATGCTAGTGGAGATCATATTGTTTTAAGAACAAATAGAAAATTTAGAGACTTCAATGCTTGGTATCATTTTGTTGTTAGAGTAGATACGACACAATCTACAAATACAGATAGAGTAAGATTATATATCAATGGTGTACAGGAGACAAGTTTTGATGAAACAACTTATCCTGCTCAAAATGAAAATTTAAAAATATTTGAAGGTGGTCAGACAAATAGAGAATATATAAATAGAGTTTATGGTGGAAGTGCGTATGCTGATAATTTTATGCTATCTCATTTTCATTTTACAGATGGTCAAAGTTATGGACCAGATACTTTCGGTTCTACCGATTCTACAACTGGCGAATGGAAAATAAATACTTCTCCAACTGTTACTTATGGAAACCAAGGTTTCTTTATGTTTAAAGATGATGCATCATTAAATGATGATAGTGGTAATGGTAATAATTGGACTGCTGATTCTGGTACAGTTCAAAAAACTGAAGATAATCCAAGCAATATTTTTGCTACATTAAATCCTTTATTAGGTCCAAGATATTCTACACAAACTTTTTCAAATGGTAATACTACTGTTGCAGGTGGCGGTGGTCATGAAATGCACATGTCTACATTAGCTATCCCAAACTCTGGTAAATTTTATTATGAGGCAAAATTAGATGCTATAGGAAATTATCCTATAATTGGTGTCGTAGAAGCAAAAAATGTTATTACAAATAATAAAGACATTAATACTTATGGTTATGGTTATTTTTTTAATGGTAATATAGTTAAATTAGGAGGTTCTCCAATATCTCCTACATATAGCTCATACACTACAGGCGATTTTATAGGAGTTGCTGTTGATTGTGATAATAAAGAAATTTATTTTTCTAAAAATGGTACTTGGCAAAACAGTAGCGACCCAGCAAATAGAACTAATCCTGCAATAACTGGACTTTTAACAGATGATTTAATGTTAGGAGTAAATAATTATGGTTCTACTTGGTCTGTTAATTTCGGCAATGGCTACTTCGGAACAACAGCAGTATCTAGTGCAGGAACTAACGCAAGTGGAAATGGAATATTTGAATATGATGTTCCAACTGGATTTACAGCTTTATCAACAAAGGGGTTAAACTTATAATATGGCATACACAACAATTAATAAATCTACAGATCATTTTACAACAACTTTATGGACTGGTGATAACACTACTCCTAAAACATTTACTACTGGTACTTTTAAACCAGATTTTTTATGGGGTAAAAATAGAAGTCAAGCATATAACCATCAAGTTTATGATACAACAAGAGGCGCTGGTAATAATAAAGAAATTGAAACAAGTAGCACTGGTGCAGAAGGTGCTAGTAATCCTGAAATTTATGGATATGTAAGTGCTTTTACTTCTACTGGATTTACTGCTACAAAAGGATCAGATGCTGCAGGTTATGACTACTGGAATGAGAATCCTGACAATTATGTTGCTTGGTCTTGGAAAGCTAATGGTGGAACGACATCATCAAATTCAGATGGTAGTATAACTTCTACTGTTCAAGCAAATACAACAGCAGGATTTAGTATCGTTAAATATACAGGCACAGGTGCTAATGCAACTGTTGGACATGGTTTAGGTGCTGCTCCAAAAATGATTATTTTTAAAAATACAAACTCAACTAGAGATTGGGGTGTATATCATGCAGCAATGAATGATCCTGATGCTTATCTAACTTTTAATCAAGATTATGCAAAAGAAGATAGTTATAATTTTTCTAACAATACAGCACCAACAAGTTCTGTATTTTCTGTTGGAACATTAAATAGTAATAATGGTTCATCACAAGAATATATAGCCTACTGTTTCGCAGAAAAAACTGGTTATAGCAAGTTTGGTTCATATACTGGTAATAATAATAGTGATAATGCTTTTATTTATACAGGATTTAAACCTAAATTTTTTATAACTAAAAGAACTAGTGCTACAGCACAATGGGTGCTTTGGGATGGTACCAGAGATACTAGTAATCCAATGTTAAAATTTGTATATCCAAGCACTAATGGATCAGAAGGTAGTACTGCATATATAGATTTTCTTTCTAATGGTGTTAAAATAAAAGATAACAATAATAAATGGGGTAATGGCACTTATATCTACATGGCATTTGGTCAATCATTAGTAGGTTCAAACAACATACCATCTACAGCAATATAGGAGACAAATGACAAAAGCAAGAGATTTAGCAAATATAATATCAGGTGGTTTTACAGCTGATGACATACCAAATTTAGATGCATCAAAGATAACAAGTGGTTCTTTTGCTGATGCTAGAATACCAAACTTAGCAACATCTAAAATAACTTCTGGTACTTTTGATGATGCAAGAATAGCAGCATCTAACGTATCACAACACGCAACAAGTTTTGATGATAATAAACTTGTTAATGATTTATCTACATTAGGATTAAGAGTTCATACACAAGAAAACTTAAATATTTCAAACTCTAATTCAGCAAGTTTTGATGTATTTAATGATGCAACTGGTGTTACAAGTTTTACTAATGCAACAAGAAATGCTGTAAATAAATATTGTTCTCCTGAAACTTTATCTTCAACAGCAGAAGGTATTGATTATGGTAATCCAACTCCATCAAATTATCAATTTACTTTAACTGGTAGTTGGACAGGAGGTGCGCAATCTTCATTTACAAATGCTTATGCAAGTTATTTTGGTGAAACTGAAGGTATTGCAACAAACTCTTTATGGGCTTATTCAAACACAGCTCCTAGTTCAAGCCAAGTATGGACACTTGATTATAAAGAAGCAAAAAATTTTGGTGGCAGTATTGCCTTTGGTGGTATGGACTACACAGCTTACGTTACACAATGGAAAATTGAATATAGTTTAGACAATGTTAGTTATACAGCAGTTGATATGTCAGGTTGCTCAAATGGTTCTTCTGTCAGCACTACGAGTGGAAAACAAAAAACTTTTTCAAGTGGTACAAATGCTGGAATAGTTAATTTTACAGGTAATGCTGGTGGGTATGATAATTGGATGACTAGAGTTGATGGTGTTCCATCATTTACTGCTAGATATATTAGATTACAAATGTTAGGTAGAAATACAGGAACTTTTTATGCGTTATCTATTTTTGAACCTTACCATTATCCAACAGTAACAAATGCAACTGGTTCATTTCAGGGTGTTGCTATAACAGCACCATCAGCAACAACAAGTATGGGTGCAGTAATTACATATCAAGATGCTGGTTCAGGAACTAATACTTTAAATACAGATTTGATTCTGAAACTATCGGCTGATAATGGAAGCAATTTTTCTACAGCAACACTTACAGCTTTACCAGATTTTTCTACTGGTATTAAGATGGCAAAAGTTAATGATCTATCAGTCACTTCAGGAACTCAGCTCAAGTACAAGTTTGAATTTGCTAATCAAGGAGCATCTAAGTTAGCAAGAATTAGGGGAGTTTCGCTCCAGTACTAATGGCAAATTTATATAAAAATGCTAAATTAGACTTATCTACTACTAATTTAACTAACGTAATTACAGCAGCTACAGGCTCAACAATTATAGTTAAATCAATATTAGTATCAGAAGATAGTGGATCTACACCCAATATTACTATTACATTAGTTGAATCTTCTAATATTTTTAGTATATTTAAAAGCAAAGCATTATCAGCAAATCAAACATTAGAATTGTTAGATAAACCATTAGTAATACAAGCAGGAGAAATACTTAAAGCACAAGCATCAGCTGCTAATCAACTACATTTAATTGTGTCTTATTTAGAAATAACGTGATCGAACTGGTTAGAATACCAACAGAAAATGTTAATGATGCTTGGGGTATGGTATCAAAGAATATCGCAGATGCCCTAGCAAGATCTAATGGATATGCTAGAGCAGAACATATAAAAAAATGGATCTTAGATAATAAGATGCAACTTTGGATTCTTTGGGATTCTAAAGATAAAAAGTATTATGGAGTAGTAGTTACTGAAATAATACAAAGACCATTAAGACGATGTCTAAATATTAAAATCATGACTGGTAGTCATCGAGATAAATGGCAACATCTAATAAAACACATTGAAGATTATGCATGGCAAAACAATTGTGATTCATTAGAGTTAGTAGCAAGACCTGGATGGAAGCGAGTGCTGAAACCCTTTGGTTATAAAGAAAGTCATGTATTATTAGAAAAACATAATAAGGAGAAAAAATAATATGTCATTTGGAGGAGGAGGTGGAGGTCAAAATACCAACACCATACAACAAAGTGAACCATATGCACCAGCTCAACCTGCATTAAATCAGATTATATCTGAAGCAGGAGCTATATATGGAGCAGGTCCAGCAGCAGCTGGATTTGTTGCACCATCTACACAAACATTACAAGGTTTAGCCACACAAGAAACTATGGCTAATGCAGCTAACCAACAGATTATGGACACAATACAAGGCAAGTTTAGCAATCCTTTTTTATCTCCTTTGATTGCACAAGCTGGTCAAGATGTTTATACAAATGTTGCTGCACAGTTTAGTGGTCAAGGTAGAACACCAACAAGTATGGGTGCGCAATCAGCAGTTATTGGTCAAGTTGCAGAAAAAGCATTACCTTTTGCATTTCAACAATTAGAAAGAGAAAGAAATAGACAACTTCAAACAGCAAGAGCTGTACCAAGTTTAGTACAAACAGGATCTCAATTAGAAGATATACAAAGAGATAGACAAATGGCTCCACAAGCAGCACTAGCTCAGTATTATAATACTGTAGCTCCAATAGCTTATGGATTACCTACAAGACAAACAGTTACTACATTACCACCACCAAACCCTATTACACAAGCAGCAGGTGGTGCTATGGTTGGTGGATCAATTGGTAGTATGTTTGATCAAACAGGTTTAGGTGCTGGATTAGGAGCAGCTTATGGATTATTAGGAGGGTTATTATAATGAAACTAAGAGAACATATACCACACATTATTAAATGTCATAAAAAAGAATGTGCAGTTATAGCTGTTATCATTATTGTTTTAGCAATATTATAGGAGAATAAATGTCAAGAGACGCAGGAATGGGAATGGGTGGTAAAACTGGTGGATCAAGTTCATCAGGTGGAAATACTGGTGATGGTGGCAATAATAGAGAATCTAGAGCTACTAACCAATATGATAAACCATCAAACCCATATGGTGGAGGATCAGGTGGAGTACAAACTAATGTTACTACTACATCAAAATTAGGTAAAAAAGATCCTACTAAACAATATGAAAAACCAACAAGAACTATTACTGTTGCTAATCCACATACAAAAACAGGATTTTACACAACAGAAGTTAAAGTTGGTCCATCAGCTTCAGCAAAACAAGATGTAAACGAATTTAGAAAACAAGCTCAATATGCTATCAGTCCTATGACTGATCCTAAAAATAAAGCAATAGCTATGGGTCTTAGTTTACTTATGCCTGGACTTGGTACTGTTTTTAGTAATTACAAAACATCTACTGCATTAGGTTATAGTGCATCAAATGCATTTAATAATATAACAGGTAAAGCTACAGATTTTTTAAGTAACTTTACACAAGGTACTGCTCCTACTAATACCAATACTAAAGATGGAGAAGGTGGTGTAAGTGATACTGTAAGACAACAAGTTATTGACAATATTCTTAATGTACAAAAAGCAGCAGGAGTACCTAAATCACAACTAATTACAAACTATTGGTACTCTAGTTTAGGTAATACAAGTCCTTCAGGTTTTACATTTAGTTTTCAAAAACAACTTAATGATGCTAAAGCAAAACAAAATATTATATTAAATAACTCTAGTTCTGTTGGACAACTAGCAGTAAATCAAAGTCCATTTTTTGATTTTTTAAAAAGAAGCAGTTTAAATAAAGGAATATTATAATGGGATTATTAGATATATATAATGATTATTTAGAAAGAATGAGAAACATCAAACCAGCTGATGATTTCTCTGGTATGAATACAGATATTATGCCACCTCAAACAGATGATAGAGGTGTAGTATTAGGTGGTGATAAAAGAACAGAATCACCATTAATTAAAAATCCTATGTTTCCTGGATTACCAGTTGGTAAATCTAAACAACAAACTACATCTCAACAAGAGATGCCTGATCCTAGAGATATACAAAAAACATCTATACAAAATATGGGTCTTGGTAATGATCAAGATTTTCTACAAAAAATGTCTAGTCTTGCTAAAATAGATTTTTCAAAAGCAGCAGCTACTTGGAAAGATAAAGGTGGATTTGATGCTCTTATGGCTAATCCTGCATTTACATTAGGACTAGCATTTATGCAGGCAGGAGCTGAAGGTAAAACTATAGGTAAAGCTGGACTTGATAGTGTTCTTAAAGCAGGTGCAATATCACAAAATTATAAAAAAATTGTAGCTGATAAAACAGAGATTCAAGAAGTTACTGAAGGTCAGATGAATGCTGTCAAAGAAGTATTAAATAAATCTTTTGATATATCTGCTCCATTCTTTAGAAAATTATTACCTGGTAAACAAGCTGAAATGTATGAACAAGCTGTAGAAGATATAGCTAATAAAGTACAAACAAGAGCAAGAGAAAAAGTTAAGGCAGCTAAAGCTAAAGGTCAAGATCTTACATTAGGTAAAAGACTATACAAAGAAGTCATTCAAGAGATGATTGATAGTGGTGAAATAGATAAAAAAGGTGGTCTATCTATTGGTGGTGTTTCTTTATATGATGCTACTTTAGAAGCAAAACCTTTAGAACATGGTGGTACTGCTCATGCAGGTAAAGCTCACCTTGTTGGTGAAAAAGGACCAGAAGTATTTATACCAAAAGAAACAGGTGAAGTTATAGCAAATGACGACACACAAGTATTTAGTATGCTGTTAGCAGCTAACCCACAATTACAAAAAGTATCTAAGGAACGAGCTATGAAAATTTTAAAAGCTAAGTTTCCTGAGTATTTCGATTAGGAGTATAATGAAAAAATTTACATCAGTAATATTAAAATTACCTAAAAGTAAAAAATTTAGAGGTATAGAAAAACTAAAATCTTTTGTACCTGTTGAAAAAAAGTTTACTACAGAAGCTTCTATGTTAAGACAAGAAGCAGCTTCTAGATTTGCTAGAGGAGTTGAAGCTACTAGCCTAGAAAGTGGTATGAAAAAAATAAGAGCTATATCAATGAAGCTTTTTAAAGATACTAAATTTTATAAAACAAAACCTGGTACAAATTTTAAAGTTAAAACTGCACAAGGTAAATCTACACTTAGAAGAATAGATAAAGCTAAAACACAAGCATTTAAAACTGCTAGAGCTAAAGGTATGAGAGCTTTACAAAAAAAAAGTGATGAATTAGGAGTAGGTATTAAAAGATTTGGTAGTCAAAAAGTTAAAACATTACAAAAATTATCTGATGCAGAAGCTAGAGAATTAGGTTTTCCACCAAGAGAAGTATTTAAGTCAGCAGGTAAAAAAGGTCCAATGTCTAAATTAGATAGAGCTATAGATACATATTCTAGAGCAGAAAAAATGAATCCAAGAACTGGTAAGTTTGAAACATTTAGAAAATATGACGTTAGACCTATAGATCCAGTTGCATCATTCTATAGAAAAAAGAGAAAATAAATGCCTCACAATGACTTTCATCTTGAAGAATTTAAGTTGAAGGATCCAATTAAAGGTTTGTCTGATGGTTTAAAAGAACCAATACAAGATAAAACTCCTGGATTCTTTCAGTCATTACGTAATCCTATAGATCTTATTAGAGAAGAATCATTACCAGCATCATTATATCAATGGCTTACTGGTAATAC